GGTATTCCACTCTTTGGGTGGAAAGATGATGGTTGGCTTGACATGTGTAATAGTCCTGTTGTAAATCATGCTGATGTAGTAAACTGGTTCATCAAAATGAAGAAGATGGGGTTTAAAATAAAACAAATCGGTCATGATAGAAAGTTTTGTAGAGAGTATTTCTTAGGAATGAAGAAAGCAGGCTTTAATATTATAGACCAACCCCAATACTTTTATAAAAAGTCTGAAGGGTTTAGGCATATAGAGAAAAAAGCAAAGAGTGGAGAATTATACTATCTTCATGCAGAGCCTTTTGAATACTGTGTTCAAAATGTAAGAGCAATTGAAAAAACTGATGATATGATACAGTATGAAAAAGTCTCAGAGGAGCAGCGTATAGATATTTTTGACGCTGCTGTTTTTGCGTGTATTAGAAAAATAGAAGCTATGGAGAAAGAAAGCTCAGCAAGCACATGGTTAAAAGGTAAGTCAGTGAAAGGTGGTGAGAATGATGAGTAAAAGAAAAAAACGTATTGGTAAGACTAGAGCAGAGCCCACAACTACAACACAAACAGCTCTTAATTGGTTTCTGACCTCTGATGCGTATGATACCTTATGTGTCCCGGGATATACTAGGTTATCTGATAATCCAGAGGTTAGGATGGCAGCGCACAAGATAGCTGACCTTGTATCTTCAATGACAATACATCTTATGCAAAATACTGATAAGGGAGATATAAGAATAAAAAATGCACTGTCTAGAAAGCTAGATATTAATCCTTATAGTCTTATGACCAGAAAAACTTGGATGTATAACATCGTATATACTTTGCTGTTAGATGGACAGGGAAACAGTGTAGTATATCCTAAAATATCTGGAGATGGATTAATCGATGAGCTTATTCCTTTAAAGCCATCAAGAGTATCATTTCATGACACTGATTTTGGATATAAAGTTGCATATGGAAACTCAACGTATAATTATGATGAGGTCCTTCATTTTACAATAAATCCTGATCCGGAAAGACCTTACATTGGTCAAGGCTATAGAGTAGTTCTTAAAGATATAATAAACAATTTAAAACAAGCAACTAAAACCAAAAATAGCTTCATGAGTGACAAATGGAAACCTTCTATAATCGTTGCTGTTGATGCTATGACTGAAGAGTTAGCCAGTGAAGAAGGCAGAGATGAAATACTTAGAAAGTATATTTCTGAAACTGGTGGAGGAAAGCCATGGGTTATTCCAGCAGACCTTGTTAAAGTGGAACAAGTAAAACCGCTTTCACTTAATGACTTAGCCATAAATGATGCAGTACAACTTGATAAAAGGACAGTAGCAGGAATATTTGATATGCCTGCTTTTTTTCTTGGCGTTGGTGAATTCAATAAGGATGAATACAATAATTTTATCAATACAAGAATAAGGTCCATTGCCATGGGAATTGAGCAAGTTCTAACTAAGGGACTTTTATATAGTCTCGATTTATATTTCAGATTTAATTCACGAAGTTTGTTTGCTTATGATTTAAATGAGCTTATCCAGGCTGGTTCTCAAATGGTTGATAGAATGGCAATGAGAAGAAATGAATGGCGTGATTGGGTTGGATTAGGTCCTGATAGTGAAATGGAAGAACTGTTAGCTCTTGAAAACTTTATACCAGCAAGTAAACTAGGAGATCAAAAGAAATTGAATGGAGGTGGTGATGGTGAGTAGAGATGTGAAACAAACTAGAAGTTTAAGGACAACTTTAACAGCTAATAGGGCAGAACAAAATGCTGAGGAAATGTTTATAGAGGGTTATTTTGCTGTTTTCAATAAGCCTACAGAACTATGGGGCGGAGCATTTGAAGAGATAGCTCCTGAAGCATTTAATGAGACACTTGGTAATGATATAAGAGGATTAACAAATCATGACAGTACATTTGTTCTTGGAAGAAATAAATCTGGAACTCTTGAGCTTAAGGTGGATAGTCATGGTCTGTGGGGAAAAATAAAAATTAATCCAAAGGATACTGATGCAGTAAATCTCTATGAAAGAGTAAAACGTGGGGATGTAGATCAGTGTTCTTTTGGATTTAATATTTTAGAGGAAGAAACCGAGTGGAGAGAAGATGGAACCGTTAAATGGACCATTAGAAAGATAGATCTTCATGAAGTTTCTGTATGTACTTTCCCAGCTTATGAGGAAACAGGTGTACAAGCAAGGCAAGCAGAGGTAAGTCAGCATAAGCAAAGACAGCTAGAACAAAGAAAAAAAGATTTGAAAGAGAGGTTGAAGAAGTAATGGCACTAAAACAATTAATGCTTAGGAAAAAAATTGAACAGAAGAGAGCTGCATTAACAGAACTTTTGACACAGGAGGGAGCTTTACAAACTCGTTCATCAGAACTCGAGGCTTCAATAGATGAAGCTAAAACAGATGATGAGATCGCTGCAGTCGAAGAAGAAATAAATAAACTTGATATTGAGAAGGCAGAAGTTGAAGAAAAAAAATCCAAGCTTGAAAGTGAGATAACAGCACTTGAAGGGGAATTAGAGCAACTTAATAGCAAGGAACCTAAGAATGAACCAGCACCAGTTCAAGAACCAATAGAAAGGAATAAAAATTTAGGAGGCGAAGTTAGGATGGGTAAAAAATTTGAAACTAGAGCACAGGTACGTGAGAGACTAAATAGACCAGAGGTAAGAAGCTTCTATACAAATTTGAAAGAAGCAGTTGAAAAGAGAAGTATTACTGGATTGGACTTAACTATACCACAAATATTACTAGACACAATAACAGATGATCTTGGAAGATACTCGATATTTTATGACCTAGTAAGAGTAGCACCATTAACTGGTACAGCTAGAGCAATAGTAGCTGGAGAAGCTCCAGAGGCTGTATGGACTGAAATGATTGGAAAAATAAACGAATTGAGTTCATTATTTACCGATGTTGAGGTTGATGGTTATAAAGTTGGTGGATTTATTCCTTTAGATAATTCATTGATTGAAGACTCTATGATTAACTTGGCTAGCCATGTAGAAGAACTTCTAAAGGAATCCATAGCTATAGCTTTAGATAAAGCAATTCTCTATGGTACTGGAACTAAGATGCCACTTGGAATAATACCAGCAATAAATGCAGATGCAGAGTTAAAAATTTCTAACCTTATTACTTTATCAGCTGCTGATACTAAATTTGCAAATATAATAAAAGCTATGAAAAATATCAAAAGAGGTAGAAGAGGAAGAGGACCAATAACAGTAGCAATGAATGAGTCAACATGGTTAGGAACAATAGTGCCAATGTCACTTGGAAGCAATGCAGCAGGAGCATTTGTAACTGTTTCTAATCAAGCATTCCCTGGTGTTGGTTACAAAGTGGTATTCTGTGAAGAAATTCCTGAAGATGAGTTAGTAGTTGGAGATTATTCTAAATATTTGTTAGCTCAAAGATCAGATGTAAAGGGTGCAAGCTCAACTGAGTTCTTATTCACTAGCGATAAGACAGTATTCAAGGCCACCGCTAGATATGATGGTAAGCCTGTAAGAAAGAGTGCATTTGTTGTTATCGGATTAAATGCAAAGGTTCCAACTGTAACTGCTTCATTTGAAGTTGATACTGCTAATGCATAATAATTTATAAGGAGGGATTAGCTTGGATGAAACAATAATCCTCCCATTAGTGAAAGAAAGCTTAGGTATAAGAACTAATGTAAAAGATAATACACTTTTAATGAGAGTTAACGGTGCTATTAAAGAATTAGAGGATGAAAAGGGATTAGTGCTTGATGGCACTAATCCTTATCATTTAGAGTTTGTAGTGGATTATGCCACATGGAAATTTAAAAACGAACCTATGCCAAGGCATCTGCAATTCAGAATGCATAATCTAATCATTCATACAGGTGGTGGTACTAGTGGCGTATGATGATATTGTATATCTGATATCTATGGTTCCTGGAGAAAACGACTTAGGAGATCCAATTAAGGTACCCCAAAAGAATGATTATATATTTGCTGAAGAAAAGTCCGTGCGACAAAGCGAATTTTATCAGGCAGCTGCTAATGGGCTTAGGCCAGAAATTGTACTCGAGGTTAACACATTTGAATATAATGGAGAGCCTATGCTTGAATACAATGGGAAAACATACGATATCATTAGAACTTTCAAGAAAGATAATGAAAAAATTGAGCTTGTATGTCAAGGGGTTGTGAATAATGCCGCTTCCTAAAAGTGTAATAAAAATAAATAAAAAGGGAATCCAATATACTTCCAATGTAGAAAGAACTAAATATTTAATAACTGAGCTTAGCCGTGCCGCGTTAAGGGATGTTGCTAGATTTCTTAAATATAAGATAAGAGAAGAGTTTAATAAACTCCCAGGTATGAGAAAGCAGTCTAAAAGGTTTAAAGCCGCTTATCAGCATTGGCTTAGAAGAATTGAAGGAGATTTGCAAATCGGCATAAAACATAATACATGGTATGGCGTGGACCAAGAACTTGGTACTAAGAACCAGCCTAAAAGAGATATACTCAGAAAAAC